GCCTTCCAGCCACGATCACCGGCTGGTCTAGGCGCAGGTAGCCACTCGACCTGTCAGCGCGTTGTAGGCCCTGCAATCCGAGATGTACAACCAGCATATGAACGTATGGATTTTGTACAGGGCTGGCCGATCAAGGGGTGTCTGGCTGCCAGCCGGGCAGGCATGCATGTGTTCTCGCGGCCAGCGGTAGGCAGAGCGCGGCCAGCGGCGTGCGCAAATCGACACCCTTGCCCCCCGCCCCTTCCGTACTGCGTGCGGGGCAACCCCAAAAATTTTCCCCACTTTTTCAACGACAATGATGTAAAGGACTTTTATGACAAACGACAACGAGATCAAGCCGAGTGAGGGCAAGGCGTGGAAGAACGCTGAGAAGACTGAGGCGTGGCATGGCGACTACAAGGGCACGTTTGTGATGCCTGACGGGACTAAGCACTTCTTGGACATCTACGTCAACAAGAAGCCTGACGGCGGGGTCTGGTTCAAGCTCAAGGTGGGCAAGGCCAAGACATCTGGTGGCGGGTCTGTGGCTGCTGCTGCGCCTGTGTTTGCTGCTCCCCAGCCGAGCCCCAAGGCTGCGGTGTTTGACAATGACGACGATATACCGTTCTGATGGCACGGGTTAAGTCAACCGTGATTCCACCCCTGACCAACTGGGGCGGGGTGAGGTCTGTGCAGCGCAGGCTGGAGCGCTCAAGCACCATCATGGCCAACAAGGAAGCTGTGGCTTATGCGTTGCTGAGCATGGCCAACACCAAGCTGACTGACATCATGTCTTGGGATGAGCAGGGCAATGTGACGGTGAAGAGGTCTAGCGATATACCTGAGCATGCGCTGCATGCGATCAAGAGCATCAAGGTCAACAGCAAGAAGGACTCTGACGGCAACACGTACTCCACGCTGGACATTGAGCTCTATGACAAGGTTGGAGTGCTGCGTTTGCTGGCCAAGGCCAGTGGTCTACTGGACAACCCGGACGACGGCAATGAGAAGCCGAGTGTGATTGACATCAATGTGGTGGCACCAAGGGGGGAGGCATGACACAAGAAGCATTGAAGCTGGCAATCCAATTGCGAGACACCGCCAGTGGCTATTGGACTGAAAACGAAATACCAATCATTGAAAAATTGATTGAGTTATTGGCACAGACGCAAGAGCCTGTAACAACGGTTGAGGATAATTCTCAACAATGGAAAGGCATGGATGGCGCAATTGCTTTTCATTTGATTGAACGACACGCAGACAATTTAGATGACATCAGAAAAATGATGGGGGAATGGCTTTCTGCCAACACACCACAGCGCACCACGGGGTGAGTGATGTGGCGCAAAAGAAAAATAGCTGAACAACTGGAGCAACAAGATGGCCCGTACCAAAGAAATGTCAGACAAGAGCGTGCCGATAGCTGGTCTGAACCTAGACTTCAGCGAGTCGCCGGTGATCTACGACTTCATCCAGTCCAAGAACTTCGTGCAAGGGATCATGGGGCCAGTGGGCTCGGGCAAGAGCTACGGCTGCGCGGCCAAGATCTTCATTCGCGCAGTGCAGCAAAAGGCAAGTCCGATTGACAACGTCAGGTATTCGCGCTGGGCCATTGTCCGAAACAGCTACCCCATGCTGAAGACCACCACCATCAAGACATGGCTGGATCTATTCCCTGAGTCAACCTTTGGCCCCATGCTGTGGACACCACCCATCACCCACCACATCCGGCTGCCTGCCCGTGGTGACGCGGCTGGGATCGACTGCGAGGTCATCTTCTTGGCCCTTGACCAGCCCAAGGATGTCAGGAAGCTGCTCTCGCTAGAGTTGACAGGCGCTTGGGTCAACGAGGCCCGTGAGCTGCCCAAGGCCGTGATTGATGGCTTGACTCACCGGGTTGGCAGGTACCCCACCAAGCGCGACGGTGGTGCCACATGGCACGGCATCTGGATGGATACCAACCCCATGGATGATGACCACTGGTGGCACCGCATGGCCGAGAAGGAAAAGATGACTGGCCAGTACGCTTGGAAGTTCTTCAAGCAGCCCGGCGGCGTGGTGCCCGTGGATTCTGACGACCTGCCTGAGAACCCAGAGGCCAACGACCACATCTTTGCGTCGGGTAAGTGGTGGAAAGTCAATCCCAAAGCCGAGAATGTCCACAACCTGCCAGCTGGCTACTACCAACAAATGCTGCTTGGCAAGAATTTGGACTGGATTCGCTGCTATGCTGGGGGCGAATACACCTATGTCCAAGAAGGCAGGCCCGTTTGGCCAGAGTACGAGGACTCGACCATGTCTGGCGACACCGAAATTGACCCCAATGTGCCCATACAGGTGGGGCTTGACTTCGGTTTGACCCCTGCAGCCACCATTGGCCAGCGCTTGCCCAACGGTCGCTGGCTGATTCACCAAGAAATTGTGACCTTTGACATGGGTTTGGAGCGCTTTGGCCACCAGCTGCTGGGTGAATTGAACCAGAGGTACCCAAATCACCAAGTAATGATCTGGGGCGACCCTGCAGGCATGGCCAGAGATGCGATATATGAGGTCACCGCCTTTGATTACCTCAAAACGCTGGGCTTGCGTGCGCAACCGACAGCGTCCAACGACTTCAAGGTGCGCCGGGAGGCCTCTGCCGCGCCCATGCAGCGCCTGATTGCTGGCAAGCCGGGGCTCATTGTCAACCGCGAGTGCAAGCTGCTGCGTAAATCGCTGGCCGGTGGCTACCACTTCAAGCGGGTGGCGGTCGGGGCTGGCCAAGAGCGCTTCCGGGACGCGCCAAACAAGAACGAGCACTCACACATTGGTGACTCCTTCGGCTACCTGATGCTGGGCGGCGGCGAATACAACCGCATGACCCGCACCCACCAGCTCGGTGGCCGACCCATGGGCCAGTCCAGCGCCAGCACCGACTTTGATGTGTTTGCATGAGATATATCACCACGATATACAGCCATTGCCCCTTGTACAAAGCCCATTAGAATCGTTTGCATATGATCGAAGTTGATTTGGGTGTGGTGCATCACTTTTCTGCTGGGCTATATGCAAAGCAGATGCTGTTGCCAGCAAAGCATTTTGTGGTCAGCCATGCACACGCCTACGATCATTTGAGCATTTTGGCCAAGGGTGATGTGACGGTGGAGGTTGATGGAGTGAGAACCGAATACAAGGCACCCGCCTGTATCAACATTCTTGCTGGCCAGCATCACATCATCACAGCACATGAAGACAGTGTTTGGTTTTGCATCCACGCAACAGAAGAGACAGATGCAGACAAGATTGATGAAGTTCTGATTGGAGGTTAACTATGCCGTTTTATATTGCTGGCGCAATTCTTTTAAGCAGCGCCTACACCGCAAACGAGGCGCGTAAATCACGACAAGATGCCGAGCGACAACAGCGAGAAATGCTTTCCCAACAAGCGGCTGACCAAGCGGCCATGCGGCTTGAGTTGTCAAAGCAAACCGCCGAGTATGCCAAGCAAGGCACAGCGCTTGAGCAGCAGGCCCAGACCGCACGCGAGCAGTTTCAGCAATCACAAGTCACTTATCAGACCAACAAGCTGGAAATGGAGCGCAAAGCCAAAGAAGTGCAAGAGGCTGCAGACGAAGAGCGTCGCAAAGCAGCTGCTGCCGAGGCTTCCGCACTCAGAGCTCGCACCCGTGGTGGCCGTAGATCCCTGCTCTCAGGTGAACGCATGGACGCAGAGCTTGGTATTCCAATTGACCTAAACACCGGCGGCATGAGGTTGCAGTAATGGCTACCCTACCCCAGTTCAAACAAAGACAAATTGCCCGGCGCAGCACATCTGACATTGATCGGCTGGCCAAGCAGTACAAAGCCAACATTGACGCGCTGACCGGCCAGTACCAAACCGCATTCACCGGTTACCAAGCTGGCGTGGCCGAGAAGATGAGGCCATTTGAAGCACAGATGGCCACATACAAAGAATCATTGTTGCCAGCCTATGAAACTCAGAAGGCCGCTTATCAAAAGAAACTAGATCAATACACCGCCATGCTGGCAGAGCTTGAGAAGAATCCTGTCATTGAGCGCACAGCAACAAGACAGGTTCCAAATCCAGCCTATGACCCAATGGGAGCTCCGGGGCCGCAGTTTTTAGAAGAGACATATACAGAATACATACCAAGAGGTATTCCGAAATTCACCGAAAAAGCACCAACGCTACCAACCGCGCCAGTCGCGCCAGAGGTAGAGAAGTTTGACGAAGGCGAGTTTGGCACCAAGCGTGCTGCAGCAGAGAGCGAGTTCAAGCGAGAGGTGGGCGAGCGCAAGGCCGCAAGGCGCGGTGCTGTTTCCCGCAAGATAACCAGACCCATGTTAAGAGGAGCCGAATAATGCCCGGACACTACGACGATAAATCTAAAAAGATGAAAGACAAGGTCGCCAAGGTCATGCGCGAGTACAAGGCTGGCAAGCTCAAGAGCTCCAGCGGTGACAAGGTAACAAGCCAAAAGCAAGCAGTCGCCATTGCCATGTCAGAAGCTGGCATGAGTAAGGAGAAAAAATGAAAGAAGTCTGGGACAAGCCCCGGCCCAAAGATCTTGGCAAGCCAAAAGAGATGTCGTCGGCTGAAAAGCGCAACGCCATGCGTCGTGCTGCCAAGGCTGGCCGACCCTATCCCAACTTGGTGGACAACATGGCTGCGGCGCGAGAAAAGAAGTGAGCAAGTACAAGGATCCAGAGGGTGGCCTGACCGAAGCCGGTCGGCGCAAGTTTGAAAGCTCTGGTGAAAGCAAGAACTTGCAGCCCGGTGTCAAAGACAAGAGCCCAGTTGGCCAAGCACTTCGGCGCAAGGGTTCATTCTTGACCCGCTTCTACACCAACCCAAGTGGGCCGCTGGTGGATGACAAAGGCAAGCCCACCCGGCTGGCGCTGGCCGCCAACGCATGGGGCGAGCCGGTGCCGCGCACAGCTGGCGCAGCTGCAAGGCTGGCAGCCAAGGGCCGCAACATGTTGGAGAAGTACGATTTGCAAAAGGATTGATGATGGAATACGCAAAAAATAACCCGTCCGGTGGCATGCGCCTGACCCCAGAGGAGATCTTGAAGCGTCAGGTTGCGGCTCAAGCCAAGAAGGATGAATTCCAGCAGCTCTACCAAGATGCCTACGAATTCGCCCTACCCCAGCGCCAGCTCTACGGTGTGTGGGAAGGCGGCGCTGTCGGCTCCAAGAAGATGCAGCGCGTGTTTGACTCGACCGCCATCAATTCCACCCAGCGGTTTGCCAACCGGCTGCAGTCTGTCGTCTTCCCGCCACAGCGCAAGTGGGCCAAGCTGGAAGCTGGCTCGGATATACCACCAGAGAAGAAGCAGCAAGCGCAGGCCGTGCTTGAGGTCTACCAAGACAAGATGTTCACCATGCTGAACCAGTCCAACTTTGACATCGCTATGGGCGAGTTCTTGCTGGATCTGGCGGTCGGCACCGCCTGCATGATGGTGCAGCCCGGCGATGATGTGCAGCCGCTCAACTTCATCCCCGTGCCCCTGTTCTTGGTGAGCTACGAGGAGGGTGCCAACGGTCAGGTGGACAACGTCTACCGCCGCATGCGCATGAAGGGCGAGAGCATCCAGCGCCAGTGGCCAGATGCCGAGATTCCCGAAGACATGCAGCGCCGCATTGAGAACAAGCCGACCGATGACATTGAGTTGCTGGAAGCCACCATCTACGACCACAAGCGCGGTGACTACTGCTACCACGTTATTGACAAGACATCCAAGCAAGAGCTGGTCTACCGCCGGCGCAAGATGAGCCCGTGGGTGATCAGCCGGTACATGAAGGTGGCAGGCGAGATCTACGGTCGCGGCCCACTGATGACCGCCCTGCCCGACATCAAGACGCTGAACAAGACCATTGAGCTGCTGCTCAAGAACGCATCGCTGGCCGTGGCAGGTGTCTACACCGCCGCAGACGACGGGGTGCTCAATCCAAACACGGTCAAGATCGTGCCGGGTGCCATCATCCCAGTGGCACGCAATGGCGGCTCACAAGGCCCCGCCCTGCTGCCCCTGCCCCGCTCTGGCGACTTCAACGTGTCACAGCTGGTGATCAACGACCTGCGCTCCAACGTCAAGCGCATCTTGCTGGATGAGTCGCTGCCGCCAGACAATATGTCTGCTCGCTCTGCCACCGAGATCGTCGAGCGCATGAAAGAGCTGGCCCAGAACTTGGGCTCTGCCTTTGGCCGATTGATCAACGAGACCATGATCCCTGTCACCTCCAAGATCTTGGAAGTGATGGATGAGCGCGGCCTGATCGACATGCCCCTGCGGGTCAATGGGCTGGAGGTCAAGGTCACCCCAGTGGCCCCGCTGGCCATGGCTCAGAACATGGAAGAGGTCAACGCCATCATGCAGTACATGCAGATCAGCCAGAGCTTGGGCACCGACGGCCAGTTGGCCATCAAGACTGACATGCTGGTGGACTACCTTGCCGACAAGCTGGGCGTGCCAGCAGCCGTGCGCAACACCGCAGCAGAGCGTGCTGTACTTATGGAAGAGATGCGCAACCAGCAACAGCAGCAGGCGATTGCACAGGCCATGGCCATGCAAGCCCAAGCTGGCGCAGGCATGCAAGCCCTACCCGCACCACAAGGAGCAATGTAATGGATTATGGAAACCGGCCAAGCGGCGAGAAAAAAGGCAAGGGCTACTTTGGTGAGCTCAAAAGACCCAATGGAGATGTTTCGACAGAGATATCTGTCGGCGTTGGCATGGACGGCAAAGAGCTGGAAATACCCTTGATTGTCCCAACCCTGACCAAAAAAGAGCTGAATTACTTGTTGAGCACAGATGTGGAGAGCAAATCATTCTTCACAAATATGCCGCCATCCATCATGGACAAGGCCTACGAACACGCCAAGATGCGCATCAAATCTGGCATGTCCCCATTTGCAGATGAAGACGAAATGATGGAGATGCCAGAAAAATGAGCTGGGACGAAATCAATGCCATTGGCCAAACCGAAGATATCCGGGACGTATCCCAGCAGCGCGAAGATTTGGCGCGGTTGACCCTGCGGGTGTTCAGCTCAGAGGATGGTCAAAAGCTGCTGCAGTGGCTCAAAGACATGTATGTGAATGTGCCTATCGCCGTGCCGGGCACAGACCCTTCACACGCCTTCTTTGCTGAAGGGCAAAGGACGGTGGTGCGGGACATTGAGGTACGGATCAACCAAGCAAGGAAACTATGACAGACACAGCAACCGTCGAGCCCGGTGCAGCCGGCCTACTTGACAACGTGCAAGTGAGCGACGACACCAAACCTGACAACCCACAAGCGGTCGAAATTGACCACAAGGCCACGGCATCAGATGCGCCAGCACCTGATGAACCGCTGGAGCGGCCAGACTTTTGGCCAGAGAACTTCTGGAAAAAGGACTCCAACGAGCCCGACCTAGAAGGCATTGCCAAGAGCTGGTCAGACTTGCGCAAGCAGATCAGCCAAGGCAAACACAAAACGCCAGCAGATGGCAAATACGATCTCAAAGCCTTTGGCGAAGAGGCTGAAGCCAACCCAATTGCCACCACCCTGTCTGGCTGGGCCAAAGAAAACGGTCTGTCGCAGGCTGCATTTGACGACTTGGTTGGCAACCTGCAGACCCAAGCGCGTGAGCTGATGCAGGGCGACATGGTTGACCCGGCAGCCGAGATGAAGCAGCTGGGCCCCAATGGCAACGCAATCGTCAACGGTATGGTGGACTGGGCTCGCGGCTTGGTCAACAAGGGTGTCTGGTCAAAAGACGACTTTGAAGAGTTCAAGATCATGGGCGGCACCGCTCGCGGCATCACCGCGCTGATGAAAGTGCGCGAAGCCTACGAAGGCAGGGTGCCAACTCAGAGCGCCCCGCTTGAAGGTGCACCCAGCAAAGATGAGCTCTACCAGATGGTGCAGGATCCCCGCTACAAGACCGACCCCGGCTACCGCAACAAAGTAGAAAAGATGTTCCAAGCGACATTTCGATAATCTCTCCAAGGCAAGCAGTTGCCCTTGACCCAGCTTCGGCTGGGTCTTTTTTGTGCAACACTCAAACGCACCTATTGCACTGTTGCAAAAAAGTCATACAATCGCGCCAAGGCCTACCGGGCAACCGACCCTTACCGCAGTGGATGCTGACGACTGGCTGGCGATACCAGCAAGCATTCGGCCCTGACTATCAGGCTTACCGGCGCGAGAACCCTGTTTTTCAACAACCGAATGAGGTATCCCAATGAGCATTTCTTTAAGCAATGCCTTCGTTACCCTCTTCGACGCGGAAGTCAAGCAAGCCTACCAAGGCAAAGCAATGCTTGTTCCGGCGGTTCGCCAGCGTCGTGGAGTCGAAGGTTCAACTGTTAAGTTCCCCAAAGTGGGTCGTGGCGTTGCCACCATCCGCGTTCCCCAAACTGATGTCACCCCTCTGAACGTAGGTTTCAGCACCGTCACTTTGACGTTGCAAGACTACAACGCAGCAGAGTACAGCGACATCTTCAGCCAAGCCAAAGTCAACTTCGACGAGCGCCAAGAGTTGGTGCAAGTGGTTGCTGGCGCTATGGGCCGCCGTCAAGACCAAATGATTCTGGATGCACTCAATGCTTCCAGCACCAGCTTGACTGTTGCCAACAGCATTGGTGGCGCAACAACCAACATGAACGTGGCCAAGCTGCGTGAAGCAAAACGTCTGATGGACAAAGGTAATGTGCCGCCTGATGGCCGCCACATCATCATTCACGGTAATGGTTTGGCCAACTTGTTGTCCGAAACCAGCGTGACCAGCACCGACTTCAACAGCGTCAAAGCGCTGGTGCAAGGCGAAATCAACACCTTCTTGGGCTTCACCTTCCATGTGTTGGGTGACCGCACTGAAGGCGGCTTGCCAATCGACGGTTCACTTGACCGCACCTGCTATGCATTCCACAAGGATGCCGTGGGTTACGGTGAAGGTATCGGCATGCGCACCGAGATCAACTACATCGCCGAGAAGACTTCTTGGTTGGTGAACGAGGTCTTCAGTGCTGGCGCTGTCGCCATTGACGATGAAGGTATCGTCAAGATCACCTGCCGTGAAACTTAATCTAGGAGACTGACATGGCATTTTCAAGCACTGGCTTTAACGCAATTGGTGGCCAATCAAAGGCCGGTAATGCGCCTGCAATTTATACCTACACCAGCACTGACGCACAAAGTGTGATCCGCGCTTCTGGGTATTTCAACTCAATTTCATCGATCCTCAAGGTCGGCGATTTGATTTTCTGCTACTCCGCAACAGGCGGCACTCCAGTAATGTCCACCGCATATGTGAACAGCAACGCCTCTGGCGTGGTTGACATCACTGACGGCGTGACCGTAACTGCAACTGACACTGACTAAATCGGTGCCAGAATAGTTGGGCCAGCCACTGAGTATTCGGAGGCTGGCCCTTCTCACATTGAGAGGTTCAAATGGCTGCTGGCGACACTGGTGTATCGATCTGCTCTGATGCCTTGCTCTTGATTGGAGCCAAGGCTATTTCGTCTTTTAACGATGGCACTGACGAGTCAAGCGTTTGCGACCGACTCTACCCAGACATCCGCGACTCCACCTTGGTCATGTATCCTTGGAGTTTTGGCATGAAGAAGGTGCAGCTGGCTCAGCTCATCACCACCCCAACAAGTGTCTGGCGCTACGAATATCAGCTGCCGGGCGACAAGCTGGCCAACCCGCGTGCCGTGTACAACAGTGCCGCGCAAGGCAGCCCAGTGCAAAAGGACTGGGAGATCCAAGGCGACAAGCTGCTCACCAACCTGACCAGCGCCTACATTGACTACCAGTTCAGCGTGCCAGAGTACGCAATGCCCCAATACTTTGTGCAGCTGCTCAAGTACATGGTGGCATGGCACATCGCTGAAACCATCACGGAACAACAAGACAAAGCCACCAAGTGGCAGCGTGTGGCCACAGGCGACATCTCTGAGAACGGTCGAGGCGGCTTCTTTCGCACTGCTACCCAGATCGATGGCCAGAACAATCCTGTGCGCATCATTGAAGACTACAGCTTGATTGCGGTGAGGAACTGATGCCACGCTTTGTAGAGTTCACCACCAACTTTGCGACAGGCGAGCTTGACCCTTTGCTGCGTGCGCGGGTTGACTTGGCCGCTTACGGCAATGCGCTGGCCAAGGCCACCAATGTGCTGATCCAGCCCCAAGGTGGCCTACGCCGCAGACCCGGCAGCAAGCACATCTTTGCGCTGCCACACACTGGC